AAACACGGGGTCGCCAAAGCAATATCCGTCAAGAAGCGCATAGCAGTAATCGCTGAGTTTAACGATACGCTCCCACTTACGTTTACGATCTCCGATAGGTCGAACATCCTCTGCTTTAGTGTGACATTTCGATATCAAAGGTTTGATAGCATTGTAGTGATGCTCTACCTCTGCAAAAGTTTGGAATGCTGAGTATGTAAGTGCCATTAGTTATTCTCCTGTGTTGGCCGTGCTGTCGGCCTGATTATATTTGAGACGCCCTCCGATACTTCGCAGAACATCATTAGGTTATTGCCGTACAAGTCATACAACTCGTCGTACAATGGTGCTGCAATATCATTCTGCATCACCGCTTGGCAGTCGGCTTCGGTTTCAAACCACACCACTGCCTCGACTTCTTTGCCCTGCAACTCGTAGTGCAAGATCAAAGCTGTAAAAAATTCAATCATCATAATCCCTTTCGATTTCGCCAAGCCCATCGCAGTTACGACAATCACGCTCATACTCCTCTATGTAACCGTATGGATTATCGTTACTCATCATCACGTTGCGCTCAGCTATTTCTTTACCCACGCCTTTACATTCGGGGCAGCGGATGAACGGGTTATCTACAAAAATATTACTCATCTGGTTCCTCCCGCAACATATCCAACAGACGCTTCGCGGCTTCATCACCGCGATCCGCCATGTCTTGTAGGTATTTAAAAACCATATCTGTTAAGTCGTCATCTTCCATCACATGTCCTCCGATTTGATGTGAATTGTTTTGCCGTTGGTCGGACGCGCATTCGCATTGTCCAACACGCACCACAGGGTCGGATGATGCCAGTTGCCCCAGCCTCCGAATAGATACCCATCGGTCAGCAACACGATAGCTTGCGGGTCGAGCTTATGCTCTGTGATGTAGTTAGCCACACAGCTAACGTCCGTGCCGCCACCGCCTTCGGGCTGCGTGGTGTTTATCATGTTGTCCAACTCGTACTGCTCGTACACTTCAGCACGACAGATCGCTGTGTCCCAATACAAGATGCGAACCCGCTCGGGGCGTAGCATATCGCAGATGGATTTTGTCTCGGTCATAAACGCAGGCAACACTCCCGGCGCGAATGTCGAGCCTGACGTGTCGATGCCAAGTATCAACTCGCCAATGGTCTCGCTGAACGTCGATGGCAGATACACGTTTTGCGCAATGAACCTACGCTTGGGCTTGCGCCACGTCGAATTGTCGTTACCCGCACAGGTAGCCATGAAGAACTCGCGGAACGGTTCTTTCCAATCTACCTTGGGCTGCAACAACTCCTCCATGTCACGACTGCCACCGCTTCCGGTTTTGCCTGCCACGATATTGCCTTGACGGATTGCCTCGTCGATCTCACGCTCTAGCTCGCGCTTCTCCTCCTCGGTCATCTCCTTAGCACTTTCCCAATCGTGATCGTCGAATGGTTCACCGTCACCATCGCCGCCACCATCGCCACCGCCGCCTTCACCGTCACCGCTTTCACCGCCTTCGCGTTCTTTGCGCTTCTCGTAGATGTCGTCAAAGATTTTAGCTGTGCCCCAACCACGATAGGCTTGATTGAGACAGCCATTTGGGATCCACTCCACGAACTCTCCATACTCGTCGAGTATCTTGATGTTGATTTCATAGTCCATCGCACGGTTGGCTGTGTCGGAACACTTCTTCCAGAGATGCCGCCACGTAATCAAGTGGCGATACATCTTGTGATACATCTCATGCAGAACGAGGAAGCGTAGCTGCTTGTCGTTCAGGTTACGTACAAACTCACGTCCATACCACTCGTCACGCCCATCGGTACATGCCGTGCGTGTCTTGTCACATACAACACGCTTGCCCAACATAACCAACCCGCCAATGGCAGGTTGTTTGTGCATGATTTGAACAACGGCTTTTTCGAGCCGCTGCTCCTCGGTTAGCTTACCGCCTAACTGTAACATTCTTATCCTCCTTATTGATCTGATGAAAACATATGCGAGTTATCCGCTGCCCACTGCGTGAACTTGCGGTTCTGCATGACCATCGCCTGCTTGCTGTATCTTGGCGCACGGACACCATTGGCAAACATACCTTGCGCCTCGGCATCTAGCCGCGCCATGTAGTCCATCCAAGAGTTGAGCCAGTCTTGCTCGATAGCTGCCAGTGTCCGATAGACCACCATACAGATACCTGCCGCTGTGGTCGGAACCTTGGCGTTTTTGGGATCGGACTTGATCGACTCCAAACTAGGTAGCTGATCGGCTAACTTGAGGTGAGCCATCAGATCCATGCCGCCACGCATACCAATCGTACCAATGAGCAACGCGGTCAGAGACTTGTCGTTGAGCTTGTCGCGCATCTTCATGTAGTTTGACGCCTTGTGCAGAGACCTCGCTGTGCAGAATGATCGACGCCCGTTGGCTTTGGGGTGGTTGATGTAGACGTTATCCTCGGGGTCTTTCACATCGTCAGACGATGCCAACACCTGCGGGTTGTCCTTGACCCATGCAAGCGTGACGTGATCTAGCTTGTGGTTGATACCCCATTCGATCCACTCTATCGCATTCGGCTTGCGCATCCGCACGAATGTCACGCGGTTGCAAGTATGCGGCAGGAACGTGTCGCCCACATTCTCGAACCCAAGGTTAGTCGTCGCAAAGACAACGCTCTCTGGGTGTAGCTCATGCATACCGATCATTCGCTCTTGGAACAAACGGTTGAGCGGGTTCTGGATAGCGCGGTTCTTGCCTGCCTCGTCGATCATAATAATGAGCGGCGTATCCTTGAGGTGCATACCAAGCTCCTCGTTAGTCGCAAAGCTAACATAGTCGTTGCCTTCCAAATCCTTGAACTTTGGCAACATCAGGTCGCCCGCATCGGCCTTGGTCGTGCAGTCGAAATAGATCGCCTTGTGGTCAGGCAGATCCTCGGCCAATACCTTGAGGATTGATGACTTGCCGCTGCCCATCTCGCCCTCGACGATGATGGTTGTCTTGTCCTCTGGTGGCAGAGGAACTTGAACTGCAATGGCGTTAGCGATTTCTTCGATGCTCAGTGCATACATTGTGTTAGTTGACATGAGGTTTCTCCAATCTGTTTATATGTCTAGTGTTGGCAGCGCAGCGATGGCTGCATCTACTTCGGCTTTTGTCTGCTTGCGCAGCGACTCGTCGTCACGCAGGGCAGCGGGTGTGACTCCTAGCATCGCATCTTCCAGACGTTCAGCCATAGCAGTCATGTGAGGTGAGTTAGCCACGTTGCTAACTTTGAGTAGTCCGATCATCTCGGTCACGTTGGACACCAACGTATCGCGGAATGTTTTGGCCCCGATCTTACGGCGCTTGGTACGCCCCGCATCGTCCACGTACTCTACGATATCGGTCTCGTAGTCGAGACGCTCCGACATGTTAGACAGCGCGTCATAGGTACGCTTCCATATGTCACCCATCGCGGTCTCGAACTGCGTGGTGTAGAACTTCTCGTACTTGTTAGCCAACTGGCTAATCCCTTCGTTGGCGATGTCCAAGCGGAAGTCACCAGAGGTAGGTAGCGGCATTTCATCGAGCGTGAATGAGAACTTGCGTGACAACTTCTCTAGGCTCGGATAGTCGTCAGGGTTTGCAAGATCACCCAAGAACAAGTGCGCATCCTCGACAGCTTGCTCGTAGTTATCCAAGAACTCTTGAACCAATTCATAGAACTTGTTCTGCATACCCGTCATTGCTTCGGTGTATTTGAAATACTGCGCGGTCGGGCATAGCTGCCAACCAGTCTTACCCCAAGGCATCGTCATGCGTGTGTGCATATCACGCGCCGCAGATACGTGCGTCTGTATTGCTTTTAGGTACTCGTTGTTACCCAATAGCTTTTTGTTGACGTTAGCCATACCGCGCTCGGCGGCGTTAGCGTCCGATACTTCGGCAGACGCTTTGCGATCTAGCTTGCGGCCTGCCCAGTTTGATATGGTCATACTGACCAACAGCGCGGCGGATGAAATCGAAACAATGTCATCTGCGTTGGGAGTGTTAGCTGTGTGGCTAACTTCCACCACGTTGTCCATACCATCAAACAAACTGGACTTACCTTCGCCCATATTACCCATCATATTCATAGTTATTCTCCAACATATTTATTGAGACCTTTGAGGTCGTTGCGGTTTGTCACAAGGGTTGCCCCTTGCTTGTGCGCGATAGGTGCGATGCACCAACCTGCGCGTTCTTCACGGGCGCGGAAGTCTCCGCAGTCCATGCAGTAATTATACCCGATGTTGTAACGCTCGGGGTGTAACGTGTCCTCGCCGCATGAGCGGCAGGTCAGCATCTGAATACCATCCATTGTAAACGCAGCCATCACTCGTCACCCCAACGCTTGCGGGCGTGAATGTCACGCTTGTTGATTGCGCGATAGGATGGCGCGGGGTCGTAGGTTGCGGGCATACGCTCGACAAGAGCGCGAGCTTTGGTTGGCATGACGCGCACCCCAAAGCCGTGGGTTTGGAAAAGATATTCTTCGATGGCTTGCGCCTCATCGCGTGTTAGGCCGTTAGCTGACCGGCTAACTGTTTCGGTGTTGTAAGACATGACTGATCCTCGTTGCAAAAGTGAACGTACCACAAATATAGCATATATAAGTAAACGTGTCAATACTTATCTTGTTGTGAGTAAATGTATTTTTATGAGTAATGTTCCGTTATTGTGTGAGTAACTGTGTGTAGACGTGAGTAGCGTGGTATGTGGGGTTGAGGTTAGCTGATGGGCTAACTTATTGAAAACAAAGTAATGTTCCTAATGTTCCGTAGCAAAATGGGTAATGTTCCGTTGTAAGTCTTTGTTATTAAAGCAATGTTCCAATGTTCCGCGATTTTAGGGTACTACAGGGGTATAATGATGTTGGATGGAATATGCTGCATAAGGGGAGGGAAGGGTCACATGGAAGTGTAGTAATATTTAACGGAACATTTGGAACATTAGGAACATTGCTTTAAAATCAATAGGTTAATTGTTCCATTCTTAAAAACCATTTTGGAACATTGGGAACATTACTTTGTTTTCAATGACTTATGCAAATCGCTCACCGCTCACCGCTCATAAAATAACTGGCATCGCCCAGATAGAGTTAGCCGTGCAGCTAACTACAAACACAAACAGGGCCAACAGGTCCAAAGGGATCACGTACAACATTGCGTGGCGACAGCTCGCCCTGTGTCGCTCACCGCTCACCGCTAATACACAAAACTGGTATCAAATAACTGGTGTCGCGGGGCACAAAAAAAAAAAGCCCCGACCGTTTCCAGTCAGGGCGTGGGATCAGATAAAAAGTATTGCCATCGTGCATAAAGTTACAGCAGCAAATGTGGAAACATAAAACCAAAACGTATAAGCAAAACCCCATGCA